TAGAAAAGACTTAGCAACAGTTTTTACACGTAATGGATATAATGTAATCACAGACTTAAAAGATATAAAATCTGATTGGATGTGGACATATTCAATGGAAACTCCTGTATGGCTTGATGTAGATTATAAAGATGTATATTATGGTCCTTATTTAAAAGCAAAAGGTACAACAGACAAACTACCCGGCGACTTTAAAATAGGTATCAAGTACAGCGGCAATCTTAAGTATGACCAAGATTTACATAGAACAGTTCCACAAGATTTGTTAATAGACTGTATGCCTGCTAATGCTACCCTATATTCATTTCAAGTATATGACGATATAGACTTTACTAGTGATAGAGTTATATCACTAAGAGATAAAATTAAATCTTGGGACGATACATTAAACTATATAGATCAAATGGATTTGATTGTATCAAGTTGTACATCATTACCACATGCTGCCTCAGCAATGGGTAAAGAAGCTATTGTTATGGTTCCTATACTTAACTATTATACATGGGCATATAAGAATAAACATAGTGCATGGTATGGAAACACTACCACAATACTTAGACAACAAGAATATAACAATTGGAATAGTCCATTACTAGAATTAAAAAACATACTAAATGCAAAAAATATTTAATATATTAACTATTAACTTAACATCTATATCAAATACTGAGGTGTTAGCAGACGTTCCTTGCGGTGACTGTACTAAGTGTTGTGAGTTACTAGCACCTTATCTAACTCCTGAAGAGATTAGTTCAGGTAAATATCCTATAAGTTTAACACAACCTACTATAGATGATAAACTACAAAATAAAGACTGTGGACCTATAATCACGTTGTATAAAAATCCAAAAACAGGTGGATGTGGAATGTTAATTAACAATCGTTGTTCTATATATGATGATCGTCCTATAGCATGTAGACAATTTGATTGTCGTAAGGGACATCATCCTAAACTCAATGAATTTGCAAAAGAAAAGTTTAGTTAAAAAATAGATAAGTACATTGTGATAAATGTATTTCAATTAAACTATGATGCCAGACTACGTAGTTGGTACGAACTCAGGTCCCAAATCGAGGACACACTAATCCAAAATAAATGTGTAGAAATAGACGAATATTGGCAACGTGCGCCATTAGTTAATCACCATTTACATATACTAGACGTTTCATCCTGGCCCGGACCTTGGGATCTTTTGGTAGAAAATACCTATTGTACGGTTGCAAGAGCATTGGGAATGTGTTATACTCTACTACTAGTAGATGAAACTGATATAGAAATGGTTGAAGCAACAGATAACAATGGTGAGGATGTGGTATTAGTCCTAGTTGACCACGCAAAATATATATGTAATTACTGGCCCGATACGGTACTAAGTAATACACTAAACGATTTTACCATTAAACGACATGTTGATATATCAGAATTAAAAACAAAACTATAATAGGGCAAATAATGAACATAAAAGTAGTTAAAAGAAGTGGGGAAGTAGTTCCCTTAGACATTAGCAAAATACAAAGACAAGTAGCACATGATTGCAAGGGCATAGACAACGTAAGCCCAAGTATGATAGAGATAAAATCTCAAATAGAATTACATGATGGAATAAGCACAGAAACAATTGATGAACTATTGCTCAAAGCAATGGTAAACTTAATAGATGAAACAGAAAATAGCGACATCAACAATGTTAACTATCAATATGTAGCGGGCAGACAAAAGGTGTCAATGCTACGTAAAGAAGTTTACGGTCAATATGAACCACCTAGCCTTTATGATATAGTTAAAAAGAATACTGAGTTAGGTATGTATACTTCTGAATTATTAGAATGGTATACAAAAGAAGAATGGGATATCATCGACCTATTCATCGACCATAGCAAGGACGAAAATTACACTTATGCGGCTATCGCTCAACTATGCGAAAAGTACTTGGTGCAGAACCGTGCTACTGGTAAAATCTTTGAGACACCTCAAGTACGTTATGCTATAGCGTCCGCCACTGCATTCCACAATGAGCCAAAAGAAAAGAGATTGAAATATGTTAAAGAATACTATGAATGTGCTAGTGATGGGCAGTTTACATTGGCTACACCTGTGCTTGCTGGTCTGGGCACTACTACAAAACAATTCAGTAGTTGTGTGCTTATTAGCAGCGATGATACCCTGGATTCCATCTTTGCCGCAGGAGAAATGATGGCAAAGTATGCTAGTAAACGTGCTGGCATAGGATTAGAGATTGGTCGTATTCGACCACTAGGTGCACCTATTCGCGGTGGTGAGATTAAACATACAGGTATGATACCTTTTCTAAAGAAATGGTTTAGTGACTTGCGTAGTTGCAGTCAGGGTGGAATTCGCAATGCAAGTTGCACAGTTACATTCCCTATATGGCATGCACAGTTTGAAGATTTGATTGTTTTAAAGAACAATCAAGGCACAGAAGAAACACGTGTGCGTCAAATGGATTATAGTGTTGTAATCAACAAGATGTTCTTTAACCGTTTCAAAAACAATGAAAATATTACATTGTTTGATCCAGCAGAAGTGCCTGACCTATATGAAGCATATTATAGAGATAGTAGTGAATTTGAAAAACTCTATAAGATGTATGAAAACAAACGTGGTATCACAAAGAAAGTTCTTCCCGCTGTTGAAATCTTTAAAAACGGTATATTGAAAGAACGCACAGATACTGGTCGTATCTACTTAGTATTCATTGATAATGTAATTAATCAAGGTCCCTTTGATACAAAAGTTGACCCGATTTATCAGAGTAACTTATGCCAAGAAATATTATTACCTACTAAACCTTTTCAGCGTATTGAAGATGAATCAGGGCGTATTGCATTATGTACATTAGGCAGTATTAACTGGGGCGCATTCAAATCAGCACAAGATATGCGTAAGAGTTGTAGAGTATTAGTTAGAAGTCTAAGCAATCTCCTTAGTTATCAAGACTTTCTCTCAGTACAAAGTAAGTTGGCTAACTTAGACTTTGAGCCTCTTGGTGTAGGCGTTACTAATTTAGCATACTGGCATGCAAAGCGTGGGTTCAAATATGGAGAATCAGTTGCATTGGCAGAAGTTAAACGTTGGATGGAACATCAAGCATATTATCTAACAGAAGCCAGTGTAGAACTAGCACAAGAACGTGGTAGTTGTAAGCGTAGTCAACATACATACTATGGACAAGGTATCTTCCCCTGGGAACGTAGAGCAGAAGGTGTTAATGAACTAACAGACTTTACACCAAGTCAAAACTTAGATTGGGAAACACTTCGCCAAAATCTATTGAAGTATGGTATAAGAAATGCTACACTTATGGCTGTGGCACCTGTAGAAAGTTCTAGTGTTGTATTAAATAGCACAAACGGTATTGAATTACCAATGGAACTTATTAGTGTTAAAGAAAGCAAAGCAGGAAGTTTTGTACAAGTAGTACCTGAATATAAACGATTAAAGAATCGTTATCAATTAATGTGGGATCAACGTGACTGTGTAGATTACTTAAAAACATCAGCAGTATTAGCCGCATATATTGACCAAAGTTTAAGTACAAATACTTTTTACAATCCTGCATATTTTGAAGGTGGCAAGGTTCCTGCAACATTGATTATAAAGAACCTAATGTTAGCATATAAGTGGGGCCTAAAAACCATTTATTATAGTTTGATTAATAAAGTTGGCAGTAAAGTAGCATTACAAGAAGATAATGTTATACCCTTTATTAAACAAGATATAATTGAAGATGATGAATACTGTGAAAGTTGTGTACTATAATGAGCAAAAACCAATATAATTTAAATAAACAAACAAATTACCTACAACGTACAATGTTTTTAGATCCAGAAGGTCCGGTAACAGTACAACGTTTTGAAGAAGTAAAGTATCCCAAACTAGCAAAATATGAAGAAACAGCACGTGGCTTCTTTTGGGTGCCAGAAGAAATTTCTTTAACTAAAGATAAAATCGACCATAAGGATAGTAGTGATGCAATCAAACACATTTTCACAAGCAACCTTCTCAGACAAACTGCATTGGACTCAATTCAGGGCCGCGCTCCTAATCAAGTGTTTAGTCCTGTTATTAGTATTCCTGAGTTAGAAGCACTAGTAAGCAATTGGAGTTTCTTTGAAACTAACATTCATAGTAAGTCATATTCACATATTATCCGTAATGTATATGGTGTACCTAAAGAAGAATTTAATAAAATACATGATACTAAAGAGATAGTTGAAATGGCAAGTAACGTAGGTAAATACTATGAAGACTTGCATCAACTAAATTGTTTGAAAGAACTAGATCCTAGCAAAGTGGGCGAGCAAGAACATATCAATAGTATTTGGTTGGCATTGAATGCCAGCTATGCACTAGAAGCACTACGTTTTATGGTGAGTTTTGCAACAAGTCTTGCTATGGTAGAGAACAAGATTTATATCGGTAACGGTAATATCATTAGTTTGATATTACAAGATGAAATACTACACGCAGAATGGACTGCATGGTTGATTAACAACGTAGTTAAAGATGACCCAAGATTTGTTATAGCAAAACAACAATGTGAACGTGAAGTATATGCAATGTACCTAGATGTAATACGTGAAGAAAAAGAATGGGCAACATACTTATTCAGCAAAGGTGTAGTGATTGGATTGAATGCAGACATTCTGTCAGACTTTGTAGACTATACAGCATTTACCAGACTGAAAGAAATTGGAATCAAATATAACGAAAGTTATCCAAAGTACAGTCCTATACCATGGTTCAACAAGCACGTAAACATTAATAAAAAGCAATCAGCATTGCAAGAAACAGAATCAACTAACTATGTTATTGGCGTCATGTCAGACGTAGTAGAGTATGAAGAATTACCAGCACTATGATAGAAAAAGATATAAGAAAACAATTAAACATGATTAATGAATCTATGCAGATTAATGAAGATCCTGTTACACAATTTGCTACTCTAGCACATGAAGAATGGCGCAAGAATTATGATCCATCAGGCACAAAGCCTAGAATTAAAAAGAATAGTGATGGAACTGAGGGTGATATCAATCAATCTTTTAATAAGATTCATCCAGATTGGCAAAAAGAAAATTTAGCTGCAGGACAAGCCGCATTAGAAGCAGTTAAACGATTTCCCGATGATGAGGAAAAGGCTGCAGAATTCATTCACATTCAGTGGATGAGACGTAATCCTAAACAAGATTACAATGCGGCACAACATATACCTTATGAACAACTTCCAGAAGAAGAAAAAGAAAAAGATAGGGTACATGTAAGAACGATGAAAAAAATACTAAACCAACAATAAGGAGAAACAGTATGTTAGAAACATTATTTTATATATTCATAGGTGCATTTATCGGATGGAACTTTCCGCAACCCGAGTTTGCAAAAAACATTCAGACCAAGTATTTACAAAAGTACATTGACAAATTAAAAGTTATACTATTCTTTTGGAGATAATTATGAACTGGTTAAAAAGTATGTTAAGTGACGGTACTAATGATAGTATCAGTAGTAAAAGAGTTATTACATTTTTATCATTTTTATTAGTAGGTGCTGCTGCAATAGGTGACTTAGTTTATGATATGAAGATTGATGCACCAATGTTAAATGCATTGATGTATATTGTAGTAGCCGGATTAGGCTTTACTGCAAGTGAAAAATTTGCACCTAAATAATAAGGATCGATATGACAGCAATTGTATGGAGCAAAGACCAGTGCCCTTTCTGCGACCAAGCCAAAAGTTTATTAACTAGCAGAGGGATACAATATGAAGAACGTAATGTATCACGTGACTGGACAAAAGAACAACTATTAGAGGCAGTGCCAAACGCCCGAGCAGTACCACAGATTTTCTTAAACGGAGAATATGTTGGAGGGTTTACCGAACTCAGAAAGAAATTAACAGAGAGCATTGAACTATAATGGAAGTTAGAAAAGTATATACATTCAAATTGAATAGTGGTGAAGAACTTATCGCTAAAGTAGTAGAGGTTACAGATAACATAATTACTGTTACTGAACCTGTTTCTATTGCACCCGGACCTCAGGGTATGCAAATGATCCCTAGCATGTTTACTGCTGAACAGGGGTCAAATGTTACGCTAAATATTAATAATGTAAGTCTTTATGCTATAACGGATGATAATATCAAAGATAAGTACATTGAGGCAACTACTGGTATCAAGTTACCAGATAAGAAGATTATATTAGGATAATATGGCAGCATTAAGTCGTTTAGGTGATACAAACAGTCCGGGAGGCGCAATTATGCGTGGTGCCGGGACTGTGTTTGCCAACGGCATTGCTGTAGGATTACATACTAGTACTATATCACCGCATGCACCTTGGGGTAGACCACATCCTCCCCATGATGCCGCTACAACAACTGAAGGATCTCCTACAGTATTTTGTGAAGGCGTACCGGTATTAAGAGTAGGGTCAGGGGTCACATGCGGTCATGGTATCGTGCAAGGTAGTCCTGATGTGTTTGTGCCATGAGTTTAACAGGTAAGTTATCCCCATTAAACATTAATACTCTGTCTAGTTTAGTACAGAATATTGGTTTAAGTATTAATAATACTGCTACACAGATTATGGGCACAAGAACATCTGTAAGTACAGAAACTGTTCCGGGTAGTATATACAATGATACTGTGTTAATTCATCCAAAGCATATTATAAGATATGCATATACACATTCTCATCCTGCTTATGGTACTATATTATTACTTGGAAGTAACCATATCCCCGTATTAGGATTAGCGGCTCCTAGTACATATACTAATACATATACTGGTGAAAGAACTAGTTATGGTTTCTTAAAATTAATACCATTATTAGCACATAATGAATTACATGTAAAAAGCGGATCATTATCACTTAGTGACTTTATCAGTACATTTAATACATGTATGTCATTTAAAAACACCATGAATCAAACTATAACTAGTTTACATGATAGTACTACCTTCTTAGACGGTGTATATAGTAACATGGATGACTTGGTTAGTAGTGATATTACCGGCGTTAGTTTAAGCACATTTAATTGGGGACAAGATTTAATTGCTAGTGGAAGAGTAATTGATTTAAACACAATCGATAGTTTTGGTAAGCCGGACAATCTATTAAAGTCATTATATAAGAATAAAGCAATGACTAAATCAGTTAATTTAGCATTATTAACGTCTGGATTAGATGCAACTACTATTAGTGATATACTGAACAATAATGAAGTATCAAATGAAAACCAAAAAGCAAT